ACTGTTGCCGTGATTGATGATGAGTCTAATCCTGTTCCTGTAACTGTTTCAGTAGTTTGAAAATTTCCTGATTTACCTAAAACTAAAATTTTTGATCTTAATGTTAAACTTGGTGGTGATGGTGATTGTTGATATTCAGCACCTGACTCAACAATTTTTAAACCTTGTATTCTACCTATTTCTGAACCATAAGTAAATATAGAAGCACCTGAACCGTTTGTATCATCAACTGTTACAATTGGTAATGATTGATAGTTTGAACCAGCGTCAACAATTCTAATGTCTGTAATGTCACCTGAGCCTGTTCCTGATTCTTGTACTAATTTATTTCCTGTGTAAGGATCACTTCTTGTTGTTTCATCTTCTAAAACTAAATGATCTTCTTCGGTTGATGTTGACTCTTCCTGTGTAAAACCTCCGTTAACAACTGAAACTTTTGCCTCGGCTGAACCACCACCCGTATCTGTGTTATTAAAAACAACATCATCTCCAATTTCATAACCTGAACCACCATTATCAACATAAAAATTTGTTAAACTACCTCTACCAATGGCGTCAACATTTATAATAGCACTTGTGCCTCCACCAGTTACACTAACAGTTTCTCCCTCATTATATAAAGAACCATCATTTGTAATTGATGTGGAGTTAGGAATACCTGTTATAGTAGCCTTAATAAAAACATCTGCATCATCATTAGCAGTACCTCTTACAACTTCACCTGTTTGAAAAGTACCAGATATAGTATCTTCATTTAAAATAAATTCGGTAACTAAATTTGTTCCTATTTGAAATTTAAACTCATTTTCAACAATAGCTGTAGCACCAGATGTTTCACCTGTGATTGTTCTTCCTATTAAATCTGCTGTTTGACCTGTTAATTTTTGAGCACTAGATTGTATGGCTCTCATTATTAATTGAGTATCCCATTTACCGTCAGATGTTCTTAAAATATTTTCTCTAGGATAAATTGTTTCAGAATCTTCATTAAATAATAATTTAAAAAATAATTCGTGGCCCCTATTTGTACCTTTTGCTCTGTAAAGTGATTTTACATTTTTAATTAAGTTTCTTTTATTTACGCTAGTGTTTAAATTTTCTGGTAATGAATTTAAAAACTCATTTCTAAATTTTGTTAAAAAGTTTGAAATAACTTTATCAGGATCTCTAAAGTTTAATAATTCTTGTATGTTTGTAACAGGATTAGGTCTATAATTATTTACTACAGCACTAGCATTTGAAGAAGCTCCTAAAACGGTTTCACCAATTACAAATTTATCTTGTGCTGATATAAACAAACGACCATTATCTAAATCTTCAGAAAGAACTGTAGTTGTAGCACCTGAAGTTTGGCCTGTAATAGTTTCACCTCTTGTAAATTTACCAAAGGCTGAACTTTCTAAAAGTATTTTATCGCCAGCGTCTAATTGTGTTCTATCAGAATCAATACGAGAACCATCTAATATTAATTCATTATTTTGTGCTGTTTCTGTTTCTAATTGAATACCGTCTGTTGTTTGTACCGAAGTTACATCTAACTCGGCAGATTCCATAAACGTATAATACGTTTTAACAAACTCTAAAAATTTAGGATGTTGTTCAACAACAAACTCGGGAGCCTGACTATTAATCAGTTGGGATATTTTGTCTTTAAATGTGGCCATTAGTAATTAGATGTTGTTGTGTAACCTACACCAGCGTCAGCAGAACCACCAACAAAGGTATCTGCCTCTACTGTGATTGTTGAATTTGCTGTATCAATATCTAAAATCTGATCTCTTACAGGAACAATATCATAAGAAGCAGGCTCAACTGTAACCTCTATTACAGACGAAGCAGAACCTCTAATATTTTCTATTGAAGCTATATCTAAAGAATTAATTGTAATTTGACCTGTAGTATAGTCAACAGTACCTTGTGTATTGTTTACATATGTTCTAACTGAACCCACAAAGTAATATCTTCTTATATTTCCTGAGCCGTCATCATCAAGGTAATAAACATTTGAAGTATCACCTGTTACTTTAAAACCTGACGTAGTAATTACACCACCTGTTTCTGATTTATGGCCAGAGTGTGGATTAAAAATACCATTTCTAAAATATAAATCATATCTTGTTGAAGCACTTAAAGTTGGTGTAAAAGTTTTTCTAACTAATAAACTTGTAACATTTGATAAAATACTTGTGTCAGTATCATCAATTAATCCTATTACTTTTGAATGTCTAAACACACCATCAAATTTTTGAAGTGTATCTGTATTGTAGTTTGAAATGGCAGTTGTAATTTCTGATTTTAAAGTATCAGCAGTTTTTGTTGTTGACTTTTCATCATACTTTACAGTTGATGTTAAAATAATTGAAGTTGTTTCTGGATCAACAATTTCTGGTCTTACAGAAGCTACATTAAATCTTTTTAATTGAGTAATAATTGATTGTTTTGTTGTGTCTGTAAGTGTAGAACCTGAAGCGGCCTTAACAGCAATTTTTACAACACCATAAACTGGTGTTTCATCATCTTCACCACCCCACGCTGAAACTGATTGTGCGTTTGGATATAACTCTAATACTTTTGTTTCATAATCACTTGTAGTAACTGCTCTATCTTGTGCTGAATATTGTAATGGAGCATTATATCTAATTGACTCTTTTGATTGTGGCTCAGAACCACCTTGAGCATTTGAAACTGTAGTTATTGAAACATCTGAAAAAGTTTCAATAGAACCTGATAAAGCAAAAGTAGAAGCACCATTAGCTTCTGTTTTATTTGTAACAACATATTCTAAAATTACAATGTTACCATCTGATAATGATTTACCAATAACACCATCGCCAAAGTAAACTTCAAATTTACCATCTTCAACTTCTTGTAAAAAATAAACTCTACTTGTTGAATCTAAACTTGTAATACCTGTAGCTAGAGTATATGTTGATGTAGTAGTATCACCTGAAGAATTTTGAACTTGAACTTTTAAAGTTGAAGTGTCCGCATTAGCACTTGGAATAATAAATCTTTGGTCAGGATCGGATGTGTTAACTGTATATTTAAAAGTAGTTAAAGTACCTTCGTAAACTGGTATGCTTGAAAATCTATAAACACCTGAACTTGGTGTAATTGTATGAGCAGCATTTGTTACAAACTGATATGAAGTGCCATCAATTGAAGAAGTAAATACCGTTCCTTTGGCCATTGTTACAGAAGCGCCTGAAGCATTGTTAAGTAAAATATCAATTGAAGCTGAAGGAGCTTTTGCTGATGTAGGAGTATAACCTAACATCTTTGCTAATGATATGATATTTTTTCTTATATCAGCACTATCTAAATACATTTCGTTTGCCAACATATTGGCATTGAAACCTAGGTAGTGAGTATTGTAAGCAAGTAAATCTAAAAGAATTGAAAAACCTGAACCTTCAAAATTATAGTCCTGAAATTCTGCTTGTGATTGTAAAAATGTTTTTAGATTTGTTTTTATAGAATCAAAATCTAAATCTGATACTGTTAGTTTATTACTTGCCATTTTATCTTAACCTTTGTAAAAATGTTTCTACTACCACAGGATCAGATACATTCTGAACATAAAAGTAAATAGAAAGTTTTAATCTATTTCTGTCTGGATCATCATCTAAAGAAATATCTTGTAAAGATACTCTTGGCTCATATCTATTAATGACCTCAGCTATTTTTCTTTTTAAAAATATACCAATGATTGGTGTATAGTTTTCAAAAAGCAATTCTCTAATACCACAACCTAATTCTGGATGAAAAGGCCTCTCATAAAAATTTGTTTGTACTAAATTTCGTACACTTCGTTTTACAGCGTCAACATCTTCAATTTTAGTTACATCATTTGTAACTGGATTTCTAGTAAAATTTAAATCTAAATCTTTATAGACTTTATTACTTCTTTTACTCTTATTTGTGCTTGAAGCGTCATAACTTGCCATAGTGGTAATATTTATACACTATCCAGCGAAAACATTTGAAGAACCTTCAGCCACACTAGTGCAACCTGATATAGCGTCACCAACTCTACCACAACCTTTGCCGTTAATAAAAACAGTAGTTGAACCTACAGCTATAGGTGCTGAATGAGATGGACAAGGCACAGGTGGTAATAAATGACCTGTATTGTTATCTCCTTGACGTGACACACCAATACCATTTACAAATACGTTACTTGAACCCTCAGCTCTTGTCATTCCTGAACAATGAGCCACATCTGCATCACCTATTCTAGTTACCGCTGGCACGTGTCATTAACTCCTTTAAATAATCATCAAACTTTGACATTTGATTATGTTGTTCTTCGGTATGTGGTTCAGGTGGATAATCAGGTTTAAATGATATTACGTGTTCAAACTCATTTGGAATATCATTGTAGTTTTGATATTTTTGTAATTTGCCATTTTTCCTTATGACAAACTCACCT